ATTTAAAACTCCTCCAGAATTACTAGCAGAATTACTAGTAAACTCATTTACTAATGATACGTTAAATGGTGTTGTTAATCCAGCAGCATTGGCAGCAAATGGTGGTGATGTATCAGTTGGTCTGAAACAAACTTCTTTGTTAACATCGGTAGAAGTAAATACGATGTTCTTTATTTTTTCTGAGTTATATTCCAATCCTGATAGTAAAACAGGAACACCTTCAACACCAGTCAAAGTTAATGTAGTTCCACTTATATTAGTTACCTGAACTTTACTGAATAATTCATTAACAGTTCCGTCTAATCTTTCTCCAAAATTTACAGATGGAAACGCATGAACATACATGTTGTTTGTTATACCAGTAACATCATCTACGGTAATGTTAATACTATTTGATGTAGTATCATTTTGAGTTGCCATCAAACGTGCCTTCAATACCCCCTGACAGAAATTCTTTAAACCACTGTCAACCAACCCTAACGTCTCGTAAACATAAAACTTTTGATTGCCTATTGAACTTGATGATGAAGCATTTTTAAAGTTTATTACAGATCCAGTATAGTCTTCTAGTAATATACCAACAGCAGTATTGTTTGTAGTATTATCTATATTGTTATCATATGTAAATGACAAACCAGATGATAATACTATTTGATTATTATCAATGTTTGACAAATCATATGAATTTGTTATCGTGTCTATTTTATCACCATATACATCTCCAGTTCCAAATGCAACAAGACCTCTGTGATCTACAAAAGTTAATGTTGTATTACTTGCAGTATTATTAGGAGCAGGAGATACTACTATATTATTAATAACAACACTAGTAACTCTTGTTCCTGGTTGAATACCAGATCCAATTACATAGTTTCCAATCTCAATACCTTCGGTTGAGTCTGCTTGTGCATTGCTAATAGAAATAGATTTAATATTGTTTTGAACATTGCAACCTTGTATATCGGTTTCTACATCTGATATTTGTTTTGGGAATTGATAATATGAAATTATAGGATTGATGTTACTTAGATTTCTATAACTATCACCTATTTGTCCTGGAGAATTTGTAAAACTTGCTTGAACATCTCCAATTGTTCCTTTACTTCCTATTTCAGTTCCGCCAAGAGAAACAGATTTCTCTATAAAATCTCTAAAGTCTCCTATATTATAATTTTGAAAATAATTTTTTGTAAATAGTTGTTTATAATTTAAATTTGATGTGTCACTAGGAGAACTAATGTTTATCTCTATGGATTTATTTGCGGTTTCGTTTTCTAGATATGCATTTGGATCTGTAAAATAAGTTATTCTTATTTTATATGCTTCCCATTGCACTAATGATCCAAGATCAAGAACATATGTATGATTAGTATTTAATGCAATACCAGAACTATATCTTACTGCTGCAGATAAATCTGCAGATTGATCTAATTTTGTATCATCAACTAAAGTAGTTACTTCAGCGAAATCATTATTTTGATAATTAAAAGTTCCAGTTGCAGGATCTGATATAAAAGTTCTTGGTTGTGTTTTATTATCAAATTCTACTTTTAAAAATCCTCCAGTTGTTATTAATAAACTATAATTTCCATCTTGTGTGGGTTTAAAATAACCTTCCCATTGCACACCACCATATAAAGAAACAAAATCTACTAAAATTTTATTTTCATATGAAAAATTTCCTCTTTCCCAAAAATTATCTTGTCTAACTAATAAACTGGTATCAAATCCTGTAAAATTACTGGCAGGATCATTCTCTGTTGCTCTTTGTATTGAATTGGAATCAAAATATGATGCTGATAGTCCATTGCCACCAGCAAAATATGGTTCTGATGTAGTAAAGTATGCTTTATCAAAACGATTTTCTAAAGTAATTAATGGATTGTAAGGAGTTAGTATACCACTACTATTAATTAGTTTTACAGTTGCATCAGAAGCAGAAGTAAATGTTGAAGAACTAATATCTGTTAATGAAATAAATCTCAGTAAATTAATATCTTCCCATGTAAAAGTTTCGGTAGAGTCTGCAAGTTTATCTAATAAATTATTTAATGCTTCTTTTTTATCTGGCAAGTCTGCAAGGTTTAAAGATCTCTTAGCACCAAATTTACTAAAAATTTTCCCTGCCATTTGTATAAAAATTGATTTCCTAATTTATTTATTAATAAATACTTGAGCCTTACTCTTTACTTATGGAATCAAATCCACAGAAGAAAGAGGAAACCAAAAAGGAAAACAAATTTGAGTGGGCGGACGAAGGTGTATCAACTCTCGTCCGAGTTATTATTCTTGGATGGTCAGCAGCAATTCTGACTCTTAATTATGTAACTGTTCCTGGGGTTCCTCAGAAAAATATCGATCCAACTTTTATAGCCAGTGTATTCACTGGAACTTTAGCTACATTTGGTGTCATGCCTTCTAAAAAGAAAAGGGATGACGAAGTTAAACAAGCACCTACACTGGAGAAGAAAGATGCAAAAATTAATTAATGGTGTAGCGTTATTATCTGGTCTAGTTTCTTTATCTGTTCTAGGGGGTGGTGTTTATCTTTATGTTCAAAAGGATACATTAATCGAGCAATCAAGGGAGAGAGTAACTGCTGCTATCACTGAAGCAATTACAGAAGCACTACCAGCAATGGTAGATGCTGCTATTCCAGGAGTTCCTGAGATGACTGGTCCCGCTATGTCTAGTCCTGTCATGCCATTCTAACCATGAATAAACTTAAGATTGTCGCCGCTTCAGTTGGTGGAGTATTTGTTGTAGCACATATAGGTCTGCTTGGATATGTTTTCAGGCAAGAACCTGAACCTGTGATTCAACCTCCTACATTTCACATCCCTCGTGGTCCTTACTCTTCTTATAGGATTAATGCAGGCAAGGATGGTTATGAAATTGAATTTCGTGCTGACGATCCTAAGATTCTAGAGTCCGAAAGGTCTCTAGATGTTGATAAAGAGAGAAAAGGATTGTTTGGTGGTGGATCCGAAATTAGAAATGAGTACCGCCGTGATCAATATACCCGTGAGGGCACTAGGAATCTAGGAGGTGCAACAGGTGAAGAGGGAAAGTTAACTGCAAAACAAGCAGAGTGTTTAGTGGCGGACGCTGGAGCACGAAGTCAAGGTGCGATGGCGGGTAGTGCTATTGCTGCTGGAGTTGCTGTTCCTGCCCTTGCTAGCGTCCCCTACGTGGGTTGGTTGGCAGGTGGATGGGCATTGCTATTAGGACAGAAGGCAGGGTCTTCACTTGGTTCGCAAGTAGGATCGGTATTTAATGATTGTTAAATAGTCATGCATTGAGGAAACATTATGGCTCAAACGACCTATAAGAAGCAACAAAAGAAAGAAGCGACAGAAACATTTTTCCTATATGTATTCTTTCATTCTATGTGGACAGGATTTTTAAAATTATTTGAGGACTGATGCCTGAGATACCTATTATTACAGGTGGTGATATTAGTATTAATGAAATTCAAATTAATACTATACCCACCTATGACTTTTCTAGAACCTCAACATCTATACCACTAGCAGCTCCAGTAGTGGTAAACATCGGCAGTCCTGTAGTTAATATTCCAGGATGTGTTGAGGCGACTGAAACTAATAGTGCTAAAAATAATCAACTAAGAGAGGATGATCCCAATGGTGTGGTTACAATTTGTGATTCTGGCCTTCCCAATTTTAATCCTCTTTCTTTTGAACCAAACCAGATGATTAGGACTGGTCCACCTCAGGTGGATACCAGATCACCAAAACCACCAACACCACCTGAAATTAAACCACCAGAAACAAAACCACCTGTTCCTTCTGCTGGTATAGAATGTCCTACACCAACACAAAAAGCACAAGAACCTGTGGGAACATTAGTAGAAGGATTTAGAAAAGAAGTTGTTGGTTATCAACTGATTGATAAGACATGTGTTCAGATAACAGAACCAGTTCCTCTACCTACACAAATACTTGCCGGTCTACCTAGTAGTGGGCAGGTTATTCAAGTGGGCGGTATTGCTGTCATCGCTACATCATCAGCACTTGTGGCAAAACCGCTGGCAGATCTGCTATTGAAAGCAGTTAAACCAGCGATTAAGAAAGTTATGAAAAAGATTGCTACCTTACGTGGTAAGAAACCTCCTATTTTGTCTGTAGGGGAGCGCCTAGCAGAGCAGCGTCAGATGAATCACGCTGTGAAGGAGCTTCGTTCTGTTTTCCCGAGGAAGAAGAAGAAACTCTAGGGATATTATGGTAGTGTGGATGCTTATGTCCTGGTGGATTGTTTACCACAACATCAGCACACACTTTAAAGTAAGGACTCCTGGGATGAAATTGAATTCCTTTTAACTTTAACTCACCACAATTTTTAAGTCTGGCTATCTCAAAATCTAATCTTTTATTGGCAACAATTTGACTGGTCAATTCAATCTGTGTAGTTGCTGCTTGCTTACAAAGGTCTTGTAGTTTCTTATCTGTAGGTGTGCTCCATGTCATAGAGAACCCTACACCTAAACTATAGTTATTTTTCTGACCAGTTCTAGTCCTTTTGGTGAATAAAATATCTCCAGGATTATCTAAGATACCATCTCCAATATCATTCCCGTCATCATCGTAGGCACCAAAGTTATCGGTGACATCGTATACGGGATCATCATAATAACCTTCAAAAGGTTTAGCAGCAGAGACACTACCTGTTACATACGGCGTAAAATTGCGAGTGGGACCCTGACATTGTATACCTCCACCGTATGTGTTTGTAATGTAAGGTCCCTGAAGGACTTGTATAGCTTGGTTTGTAACACTGCCTGAGGAGTTAGCAACAGGATTAGCAGTAGCAGACACACCACCAACGGTTTCAGCATAAGAATTTAATGGCAATAATGATCCGAGAATAACTGCTCCAATTACTGACTGAAAATTGAGGTTGTATCGGTTATGCTTATAACCTCTGTTTCTCTTTGAATAATTGTTTGGTTGCTTAAACCAGGTCCGCGATAAGTTTCGGTGAACTGAAACGCTGCTCCTGGTACTGTTTGTGTGAACTGTGGTTTGCTTGTTGCTCCAGTCCATGATGAAGTCACTCCATTTATAGTTACATTCGTAGCACCTGTTACTGGTGAGAGGTTTCCAGATGCTGATACACCAGTTCCAGTAGCAGAATACTGATAACCAGTGTTATAGTCCATAGAATTTATGGTCTCAGTTATTTTTTGGGTCGTCTCCGTCCTTGATGTCATAGATCCCTGGGTGAAATTTGGGACCACGGGGACCGCCATTACTGGAGATCCCAATAGAAACATCACAATGAATAATTTTTTCATGATGTTTCCTCTACTAATCGATAACAGTGATCTCACTCACAAATTGTCCTGTTGCTGTAGTACCAGCTCCTCCAGCCGTCACAGTTAGAGCACCTGACGTTCCTACAGTACCTGCTAATGTTCCAGCAGTTCCAGCAGTGTAAGAAGTTACATTACTGAAGTTAGGAACATCTCCTACAGTAGGTTCAGAAGTTGGGATTGCATCACCCTGTGTGAACGATGTGGCAAATGAGAATGATTCGCCATTCGTTGCTGAAAGTTGACTTGCTGAAATCGTGCCAGGTGAATATACTCCACTAGTGATTGTGCCCGATGAAAGCACACCAGCGGTTGTTCCATCTGAGGTGCCAACATTGGTGCCTGAAATACTATAAGTATTGCCAACTCTTATGGCAGTTGATCTAGCAGCATCAACAGTTAGTTGAACACTAGAAGATTGTTTTGATACAAGTCCACCTGCTTGAGTAGCAGATGCAGTCATCAATAGCATAACGATAGGAAGAAATTTCTTCATAACGTATAAAATTTATATTCATATATATTTAGTTGGTGTGCCTGTGCATAAAGTGGCACACACCACTTGACAGATCTTAACGATTACTATATACTATGTAAAGATTCATTACGAAACGTATCATGACCGTAACAACAGAAGATGGTGGACGCACAAACATGTGGGCATCAGAACCCCGCATGTATGTAGATCCCACAGAAGCAGAGCGTTATGGGTATGAGACTCATGCTGACCGTGCTGAAAAAGCAAACGGTCGCTGGGCAATGCTTGGCATTATTGCTGGTTTCCTGTCATATGCCATCACAGGCAACTTCTTTTTTGGAGTAGCTTGACAATGGCGGCATCATTCTTTACAATGATAAGTGTCGTGTTCCTAGTAGCACTGGCATATTCTGTAGAACAACTTTCCGAAACATATTAAATGACTTTTACTATCACAACTAGAGCACCAGATAAAACTGAAACGTCCTTTCCTTGCGAAGACGATCAGTACATCCTCGATGCTGCTGAAGAAGCAGGTGTTGATATGAACTACTCATGCCGCGCTGGTGCTTGTTCATCTTGTGCTGGTAAACTTGAGAGTGGTTCTGTTGATCAAAGTGATCAATCATTCTTGGATGATGATCAAATGGAGTCAGGTTTTATTCTGACATGTGTGTCTTATCCTACATCTGATTGTGTCATTTTGGCAGAACAGGAAGAGAATCTTTACTGATGAACCTTACACAAGATGAACTTTGGGAAACAATTCACACTCTCGGTTGGGATGTCAGATATGATAACATCGTAATTGAGATCGGTGGTACAGTAGTTTCTGGTATCCATCAAGGTGAGGAGTTCAACAAAAAGTGGGCAACTCCTTACGGTGTTCGTAAATATAATAAGGACGCATTCATCGTCCTTAAAAATCTATCCAGAAATGATGACACCAAGTCACAACCTATGGATAGAGAACATAAACCCTATCACTTACGTGAACCTGCTGAACCACAAGATATTATTGTCAACATGGACGGCGGCGTTGGCGGGTCATGGGAAGTTAAGGAGGAAAATGCCAAACCCAAACCAACTGTATAAAGATATGCAGAAACTGGATGACATGTATGAAGAACTTCTGTGGCATCCAGATGACGAGCTACAATTCACCCACGATGGTGAACGCATCATTATCACAAACACAACATTGGAGAACAAAAAATGAAATTCGGATTCACACCTGAGGCAGAGATCCTCAACTCACGTCTAGCAATGCTTGGTTTCATCATCGCTGTTGGAACTTATGCAACCACAGGACAAATTATTCCAGGAGTATGGTAAATGTTAATATTCGCATCAGGTCTAGTACTTCTTTTTATTATTAACGCAGTCCTATCTGATATTGATATTGATGATGACGATGACATGGGACCAGGCATGATGGTGCCTGTTACCAACCCCGCCTAAATAAAATATATCGTCGCCGCCTAAAGGGACCTCTGCCACATAACAGAAGGTCCCTTTTTTATTGTCCGAATTAAAATAAGTAATGATTGATACACAAATGTTCCATATCTACGACAAGGAGACTAGTAAACCTGTCAAAGTGTGTATGACAGTTGAGGAACTGGAACAAATGATTGCAAAAAGAGAGGTAGATTGGGAGCACTGGGACATAGAACCATGCTATACTGATCTCAGTTCGGAAGACCCCTCCTACTAGTTGAGTATAATCACTCATCTTTCTGGGGTTGACGGGCATAGCAC